CACCAAAACAGGCAACAATCATACCACCGCCAATTAATCGCATCCAAAATAAATCTTTCTCGATTCGTTCCAATATATCCGTTACACCGCCCAATTGTTGGGCTTGAACTTCGGCTTGATTTTCTGGAACACCGCTAGCTATAAGTTCTTTATATAAAGTCAACGTGTTTTTAATTGCCATTATTTTCCCCTAATATTAGCCAACCACCTTAACATTTCATGACCTAAAAGTCAACCCTCTTGACATTCATACCCCTTTATCCTAGCCTTAGAGTACTGACATAGCTTTTGTCAGGATTTTACCCAGCCATGGGGCATAAATGGCCGCGAACTCAGCGTAATGAGGCATCTACCGTCACGGGGAAATAGTGGGTTTATGGAAGACAACATGGAAGTTGTGCCGAGCGAGCCTGTTGCAAGTAGTGGCAACACATTTACACAAGCTCAACTCGAAGACATTGTTAAAAGGGAAAAGGCCCGAGCAGCGGAAAGCGCACGCCAAAAGATGGAAGCGCAGCACCGTGAAGAGATTGAACGGCTAAGAGCCGGAACCGAACCCGAAAGGGGTCGTCCCGGTAACGAAGTGCCGCTCGATGCTTCTGCAATCAAGCAGCAAGTATACGATCAATTCATGGATGACTTGCAAAAACACCATCTAGAAGCTCAGCGCGAAGCCGAGGAACGAGAAGCCAAAAAAATTGCAGAACAATACCATTTAAAAATGGCCAAAGGTTCTCAACTTTTTGATGACTTTAATGAAGTCATAGGCGACTTTAAACCGGGTGAATTCCACAATACTGTGTTCCTAGCGGCTCAGATGGACAATACCAACGAAATTATGTATGAGTTGGCAAAAAACCCCTCTAAGCTTATAGAAATAGATTCGCTGGCTGAAAAATCGCCGTCACTGGCCATGAAGCAGCTACAAAAATTATCGGATTCGATAAAAGCGAACCTAAACGCAAAGCTTAACAATGTTTCTGCAGAACCTCCTCTGTCACGCCTTAAATCTTCGTCTACTGTTGGCGCAGATAGTGGCAAGATGACATTGAAAGATTTGAAGAATCAAGACTGGCTTAGAGGCTAGGTTTTCTTTAAATAATTTTGCCATGATTCTCGCTTGGATTAACTCTAAGGATGGAGAATGCCATGGCTGTTCCGAATAATATTTTACAGCAAGTTATCACATATCAAATGTCAGAGCTTGCTTATCTGCAGAATTTGAATTGCTTTATAGCAACTGCAAATACCCGATTTAAAAACTTCGAAAAAATGACTGGTAACTTAGGTGATACCGTCAGCTTCGATTTACCACCCAGAATGACAACGACTAATTCGTTAGTTGCAGCATTCCAACCAGCAGACCAAAGAATTCAAAACTTGGTTTGTGGTAACGCGATTTCAGCATCGGTTGAATTCACAGACCAACAGTTTGTGTTCAACGTAGAAGAATACATGAGACAATTCGGTAAAGCTGGCGTTGAGGAAATTGGCGCTAAGATTGAAGCCGACGTTGCTCAAGTTTGTGTGACAAACACATACCGGTTCTTCGGCGATGGCGTTAACCCAATTAACTCCTACACGCAGCTTGCCAATGCTCTAGCACTTTTCAGAAACTACGGCTCTGCAAAAGGCCGCGCAAAGGCTTATATCTCTGATACAACTGTTCCAAATATCGTTGGAACAGGCTTGAATCAGTTCGCAATGGACAGAAACAACAAAATTGCACATTCTTGGCAATTGGGTGAGTTTAGTAATTGCGATTGGTATCAATCAAACCTTTTACCTGTTCATATAGCAGGAACTGAGGGTGTGAATGCAAATGTTAACTTAACGGTTGCAGCTTTCACGCAAAATGGACCAAACGGAAGCATTGATTCTATTACATTCTCTAATACAACCAATGCAAATGACGTTAACTCAGTCCTTCAGTATGATAAGTTCCAATTCCAAGATGGCGTTGCAGGGCTTCCAAATGTTAGATTTTTAACCTTTATTGGTCATCAAGTATCTTCCAACCCTGTGCAATTCCAAGCAACGGCAAATGCTGGCTCTACCGCTGGTAGCCAAGTAACGGTCTTTATCAATCCTCCTTTACAGGCTGCGATGACAAACGACCAAAACTTGAATACACAAATCCAGGTTGGTATGAAAGTCAATGTATTGCCATCTCATAGAGCCGGGATGATAACCGCTGGCGACCCATTCTTCTTGGCAATGCCACAGCTACCAACCCAAACCCCATACCCTACTGCTAACGCGGTAGATGAGGAAACAGGGGTTTCTATGCGTCTAACCTACGGTTCGGTATTTGGACAAAATCAAAGAGGTATGATTCATGACGCAATTTGGGGCAAGACTCTTGTTCCTGAATACGCAATGGCTTTGATTTTCCCATTGTAATTTAGAGCGGAGGGTACAGTTTGTATCCTCCCTTTCTTGCAACTTTATAAAAGGATTTAGATATGACTACTCCAAATATCCCACGGTTTAATAAAGGCGCTTATTATCTAACCGGTTGTCAGATGACATATTTGACAACAACCACAATGTCAATTGCTGTTGGCCAAGCAAGAGATTCCACCAACTCAAATGACATCAATGTTACATCCGCTGTAACCATCAATGTCAGAAACAATGGTGTGAATGGTCTTGATCAAGGAACATTTGCTCCTAATACATTTTATGGCGTTTATGTGATTGGTAACTCTAATGCTAACGATACAACTTTGTTAGCAGCAGCTGTCCAGCCAACACCACCCATTCAACCACCAACAACCATCACGGCATCGACTGGCGGTTTATTCCAACCAGGCCAAGCGATTCTATCTGCTAACTTAACGACTCCTGTCTTGCCTGTTGGTTATGACATGTACCGACGAGTTGGCTACATATTATCAAATGCCACTGCAGCACCTAATACTTTGATTTTGAAGTTCGATCAAGTAGGCAACAATAGCCAAAGATGGTTCTACTACGATGCCCCAATTGTTTGTTTAGCTGCAACTGCGCAAGCAGGCTTTACGGCTTTAAACATCAATGTGACAAACAATAGCGTACCAACACCTCTGCAGTCCAACGTGTTGTTTGAAGCAACTTTGCTGCCCAATGCTGCCGGTAATTACGTAGCATTGCAGCCCGGAAGCTCTGCAAATGCTACTGGTTATTATGCGCGGATGAGCGGTGATGTAGCGGCAGTTGCACACGTAGGTGACATGACTGTTCCATTTAGTACGGTTGCAGGTAACCCTACAATCAACTACAAAACAGACGCTGCCTCTACGGTTGCATTAAACGTTGTAGGTTATCTTGACTTGTTATAAGGATAAGTCATGAGTTACTCGGTCACTAAGCTGATAGCTGAGGCTTTCTATACGTCCGGTATAGTATCGCGCGAATTTCAGACAGTGGCCGGGGACCAAGAGCAGACAGCATTTGATAAATTAAATGAAATTTTAACTGATACGTTAATTGAAGACGATATGATCCCGTATTTTACAACGGGATATAATTTTTCATTAGTGCCCAACCAAGAATCATATTTCATACCGAATCTAACGAGCATTGAAACATTTACATTCTTTATAGATTCCGTTAGATATTCTACGAATAAACGTCAACAAGATAAGTATTATGGCTCTGCACGCGCCCAAAACATCTCATCGCTTCCTTTTAGCTGGCATCTAGAGCGAGTTCCAGGAGGGGCGCAACTTTTCTTATATTTCTTCCCGCAATCGAATTATCCGGCGCAAATAACCGGGTGGTTCACGCTCCAATCAGTTAGCCTTTTTCAAGATTTAAACTCGCCTTTAACGACCGCCAACTTAGGCGTCCCGTTTGTAACAGGAACTGGAAACTTTGCAGCGGGCGAATTGGTTGTAAACGGCGTTGATTTGGCTGGAACTTATGCAACACCAACAGCATTAGTTAATCACATTAATACAGGCGTCATTCCTTATACCAGCGCCACGTTTAATGGGAATCAATTTGTTTTAACAAATAGAGTGGGGCAAAACATAACCGTTGTAACGGCTGGTAATCAAGGAAATGTTAATAATGTTACATTTTCTAACTTTAGCACCACGAACGGCCCATTAAACCAAACCTTTATGTCGATGATGTTAGATCAATTCTACATCAACTATCTCCAATACCGATTGGCAG